CAAGCCAAAGAAATTGTCGAACTCGCCAACCTTGTCGTTCTCTTCTTTGGAGCCTTGGTAACGACCCTCATCACGGGGCAAGCCGCTATGGATTGGAAAGCGGCATCCGTTCTTCAGCACTTAGATGTTGACGAGGACAGGGATCAGCATATTGAAAGCAATCAGCCGCTCGCGCCGGAAATCAACATCCTTCGCCGTGATCCAAAAGATTACCTGTTAGAACATGACGAGCAGATTTAGATTTTTCCTGCCATTCATCTTTGAGCATGAATGCGTATTCGCGAAGGGGCATTGGGGAGATTACAAATATGTCATTGCCGAAGAGGTAAAAGGAGATCGCGGAGGCGTAACAAAGTGGGGTTGCGACCTTCGTGAATTCGGAGAAAAGCCGTTTAATCTGACCGCTGATGATATACGCAACCTCGACATGGAGGGAGCTACCAATCTTTATTGGAAAAACTGGATCAGATTCCATGTGGAAGACATAGCATATCCGCTTGGCGAGGTATGGTTTAACTGCAAGGTTGTCAGCGGTGCTGGGCAGGCAAATAAGATCCTAGAAAGGACAAATCACGATGCAGCAGCATTTATCAAAGACCAGAAGCGTGTAAACCAGTTGATTGTGGACAGACATCCTTCTGACATCAAATTTTTGGGCGGATGGAATGCTAGGCTGGACGATCTCTGCAAGTTCGTGCATATCAGTATTGCGTGAACACCCCAAGGCCAGGCAATATAGGAATTTCTGAATGGAATAATCTCCAAAGAGCTATTGGAATTATCACAGAGCATTTCCCGAATATGGCGTTATTTATAAATTGGGTAGACGATGACGGTGAGACGCAGCACGCCCATATTTTGCAGGGAAACAAATTTGCCATTCAAAATCATGTTGACAAATGGAATAGCGGAGACTTTGATCCGCCAGAAGACGATAAAGAAGTCTTTCAATAAATATGGCAAATATAACCAACCGCTGGCGAAAGATTTTGGCCGTGTCGTGCAGTCACGCCAAATATGTAGATCCAACAGCATGGGAGGCGGTGATGACATTCAAAGAACGATACAAGCCGGATACTATCCTGCATTTAGGTGACTTCATTGATCTCTCCGCGCTGATGGGAAACGGGGTTGGATCTGGTAGCGATGGAGATGAAATAACGCCTGATATCGACACGGGACTTACTCACCTGCGTCAGCTAATGGCAGGGTGTAAAAACCCATACATTCTCTGCGGCAACCATGAGGACAGAGCATGGAAATTGACCCGCAGCAAGAATTCCGCCACCGCATACTGCGCCCACAAAATTGTTAATGCGATTGAAGATACGGCCAAGAGCCTGAAAGCTAGGCTGATCCCATATTCTGGAATTGAGCAGATCGTTGACATTGCAGATATTGGCCTTACTCATGGAACTATCTACAACGAAATGGCTGCTAGGGACATGGCAACCTCATATTGCAATGGTCGCCGCCGCAAAATAGCGTTTGGACACACGCATAAAGTTGCCGTTGCCAGCGCGAAAACACACGCAGGCGGCACGGGATACAATATCGGGACATTGACCGCCAGAGGATCGCTTGAATATGCAAAGAATCGCCCTAGCACATGGGCATGGACACAAGGATTTCTGTGGGGAGAATACAACGAATCACTAAATCAATCTTCATTGCAAATAACCCAGCGAGCGCATGGGGAGCAATGGAGGCTACCAGTATAAATACATGAAAAACAATAAATCAGCCAATGATTGGCTTGCAGAACTAATGCAATCATCCGGCCCTTCTGGGCTGGTTGACGAAGTGCCAGAGGGATGGATAACGCTAGTAGATATGGCGCAGCAAACTTGTTTGTCGCTTGCAACCATGAACAGCAGGGTTCAAAAGCTGCTTCTTCAGAACAAATTACAGAGAAAGAAATTCAGGATTAAGACAGGCAGGGCAATTAGCGATGTCTGGCATTACAACAAAGTGTGATTTTATCTTTACAAACCGCAAATTATAATTGATAACAACACATTATGTCTGACTGCGGATGCAATTCTAACGGAAACTATAATTCCTCGTATTCTAGTGCTTGCCGACCTGATATTCCCTATCCGAGCATTTCGCACGAAAGCGTTCCTAGCCTGATTGACAACCTTGTAGCTGCTCTTTACGGGACAATTACCAAAAGCGTTGTTGGAGGCAAGATTGTTTGGACTATTCCCTGCAATCCTTCCACCTACAATCCAATCTTTGGAGTTGCTCCCCTTCAGGGAGAGGGAATGCTTTGCTACATTGTCCGCGCATTAAGCCTTAATCAAAATACAACGGGGATTGTTTATACTGGATCTACCCAGACGCTTACTAATAAAACTCTGGATTACACATCAAATCCTAGCTCTGCTTCTATTATTGACGCTACAATCACTACACCTACGATTTCTTCTCCAACGATCAACAATTTAACGGTAACTGGAACGCTATCACTTCCTGCTGGTTCTATCACCAGCACTATGATCGCTAATGGAACTATTTTAGATGCAGACATATCTTCATCTGCTTCTATTTCTTATTCAAAATTATCACTTGGTTCTTCTATTGTAAATTCAGACATATCTTCATCTGCTGCTATTTCAAACAGCAAACTTGAAGGAAACCCATCAAGCACAAATACTATATCAACAATAGTTTTGCGCGATTCGTCTGGAAATTTTTCTGCTGGAACTATTACAGCAGACTTAATTGGCAATGCATCTACTGCTTCAGCACCACTTGCAGGATCATATTTGAATACATTATTGCCAAAAGCAGCAGCAAACATAAGCTCAACTAATGTTGTTTCTGGAAATATAGGAACAACAATTACCTCTTCTGGAGCAATAGGGAATTTTACAGTTAATTGTTCTTCAATAACAAGCAACTCTATTATTGTGCTTACTCCATTGGCATCTAGCGCAACCGCAGTTGTTACTTCAAAAACTGCTGGAAGTTGTGCTGTTTACACAGGGGTATCATCGCAACCATTTTCTATAGTTATTATATAATTATTGATTTGATTATAAAAAACATACTCACAAAATGCCATATACTAGCACACCAGTAACTCTTCCTGATGGATTCCACGATTTGGGAGAAAAGATCATTCCGCCGTCCCCAATTGAATCAGCGGAAAAGAACGAGGAGACGCAGGCCGCAGAGGAAAACATCCATTATCCTTCGCTTTATTTTGACACTGCGCCAGCAGATCTTAAGGGTCTTCCAAAAGAGGGAACTGCTGTCATTCATTATCGCAAGGTAATGGAAAGGACCGAAAAGACTGAGCGCGATGGTAAGACCATCAAGCGTTATTGTCTTGAGCTAGAAATTCATGGGATTAAGCCCTCTGGTGAGGACGCTACATACGAGACCAAAGAAATCGAACCCGACGATGAGGATGCCATCGAAAAGGGGCTAGAAGCTGCGTCCGAAGAAGTATCAACCGAACCAAACGAAACCGACAACGACTAAACTTATGGCTAACGACAAAACTATGCCCCCTAACGATCCTAATCCCGCTCCCGATACGGGAATGGGTGCTGCTCCTGCTGACAAGATGGCTCCTGATACAGGCGCACCTGCTGGCGATGGATCTGTGATGATTTCCATGCCCAAGGCCGCTTTTGATGCCATCCATCAGCTTATCGTTCAGCTTGCCCAAGGCGTTGATTCTCTCGCCCAAGGCGTGAATCAGCAAGCCGCTGGTGCTGGAGAGGCTCCCGCTGGTGAAATGCCTCCTGCTGGCCCTGAAGGCGGAGCCGCTGGCGAATCTCCCGCCGACGAAGATTTCCTTAAAGGAATTGCCGAAGCTGGAAGTATGCGATAATATCCCAAAATGTTCGTCTCGCAGATATATGACGAGGCCGCAGAAATTCTTGCAACGACCGACCAAAAGAAGGTTTTCCGCAAGCTAACGCAGGCCGTTCAGACTCTTATGGAGTCTGGTCATTACTTCCACACCAATCAGGAAGTAGATGTCTGCACAGGATGGGACGGACAGACCATTACGCTGCCTCGCGGGATTGAAGTCCCGCTTGGGGTGAATGTGGACGGATCTCCTACTTATTTCAGGGGTAGGCTGTTTCAGTATCATGTAAACAAGGGAGGGATGTATAACCCTGTTGATTGGGCGTGGGATGACAGGGGATTCGTGGCGACCATCATGGACATTCGCCAGCCTTCCCAGCTAGTGGCAATTTCCGAGCATAGTGTTGATGCAGGAAAGCAAATCAGGGTTGTTGGAACAGACTCTAATAACAGGGAGCTTCGCACACAATTCCCAGATGGCACAACCGCTGATGGAATTCTTGTTCCTATTCACGCGCAGTCTGATTTTGCCTATGGGACGATTGAGCCTGATGGCGTGACGATCCAGACCCGCGATGTCGGGGTTTCTCCGTTTACCAAATTCGCATCTACTTCTGCACACCAGTTTCAGTCCGGCCAGTCTGCCGTCCTTTCTCTTGGATCTGGCACGATGCCTAGCTTTATTTACGCTGGTCAGACTTATTACATCGGGGTTGATGACGCTAACACGATCCAGCTTTACCAAAACTCGCTTGATGCCAAGGCAGGAACGAATCCCGTCTTCCTGCAAAGCATCCTTAATGCTGGTACAATCACCCTGACTGACGCACGACCAAGCAATCTGCTGACGGCAATCAATCTTCAGTCCACGCCTCCTATAGCTGTTGATTCTCCTAACGAGCTTACATTTTCGGTTGGCTCTGATACTGGCTTCTCAAATTTTCTTCCTTCGCCTCTGGCCGCTAATACGACCTATTTCGGCCAGCAGCTTGATTCTTCCAACATTCAGGTCTACGCGACAATTACCGATGCCCAGAACGGGACAAATCCTATCCTGCTGACTGGCAACAGCGGCAAGTTCAATACGGACATCAGGAAAGCGATTGCACCTCAAACAATCCTGTCATTTGTTGTTCAACACTATTATTTGAATGGAGATCAGGTTCAGGCGTTTACATCTGGAGGAACACTTCCTACGCCGCTAATTGCAGGCCAGAATTACTTTGTCAATGTAATCGACACCTATACGATTTCATTGCACGAATCACAGGCAGACGCGATTGCTTCTACTGCTACGGCACTTGTTAATCCTATTGTTCTTACTGACAATGGTACTGGAACAAACTCGCTTGTTAAGCTGCTTCCTGCCACATCTGTAACTGGAACGACTAGCCAGATCACAGCGGCTGGCCTGAATATCGCCACTCCTTCTGGATCAGGAGCGCAGTATCAGGCTGTAGTAGTTGGTTCTGTTGTAGGAGCAACTATTACGAATGGTGGGACAAAGTATATCTCTGCACCGACTATTACTTTCTCTGATCCTCCGCCGCCTCCTGCCGGAACGGATCAGACGGTTAGCACGGCTACTGGCTACGCAGTAATGATTCCTGATGCGGTTGGATCTACAACCTATGCAGTCGGAAGCATTGTCATTACTTCTTCTGGTCTTGGGTACACTACAGCCCCGACAATTACGATTGGCAACCCTGCCGGATATGGCGGAGGTGGCGCGGTTATCGGAACCGTCACCGTAACCTCTGGTGCTGTAACCAACATTGCCGTAACCAACGGAGGAAGCGGATACACAAGCGCACCCGTTGTTGTGATTACTGGAGGCGGAGGTAGCGGAGCATTGGCTACTGCTAATATCTCATCTGGCGTTATTACTTCTATTACAATGAACGCAGGAGGATCTGGATATTCATCGACTCCTAGCGTTTCTGTATTGGCTGGAACACAAGCTGCGGCAAAAGCAACATTACAAACATCATTTGTTTCTAGCTTTACGCAAATATCTTCAGGATTTGGCTATACACAGCCACCGCAAGTTAAAATTACGGGAGGTGGTGGAACTGGGGCTACGGCTACGGCAACCATCAGCACGGCTACAATCACGATTGATTCCGTAACGAGGTCTGGAACAACGGCTACCGCCACTATTTCTGCCGGACATGGATATACCAATGGGCAGACCATCAGGATCAGCGGAGCCAGTCCAAGCGGTTACAATGGGCAATTTTCTATTGTTGTACCTACTATAGATCAGGCCGTTTCGGCAGGAAATCTTACAGGAACTGGAACTACAGCAAACTGCATCATTAACAATCATGGATATTCAGATGGACAGACGATTACCATCTCTGGAGCCGCGCAGTCATACTATAACGGAAAATTCACAATCAATGTAATTGACTTAAATACATTTACTTACACAACAACAAGTTCTATTCTTGTTAGTCCTGCAACTGGAACAATTTATGCATCTGTTCCCAATACGCAGGTATTTACATATCAGGTTTCCAATACGCTAACGACACCCGCGATTGGAACAATTACATCATTTTCTGGCGGCGTTACGGCAGTAAATATTGTTACGGAGGGTTCTGGATATACATCTCGCCCAACTGTGACGCTTTCTCCTTCTACAGGCGTATTCGTTGAGTTTTCATCTACTGGATCTCTTCCAGCACCGCTTGTTGCTGGAACTGCGTATAGGGCCGAGGCTCCATTAAATGGATCTACGGGTACATTTACGGTCGTGGGATCGGATTTCTCGCCAATCACAATTACTAGCTCTGAAACTGGTAATTTTTATGTCGCTTTGACTCGCCCATTCAGCATCTCGTTCAACAAGAATTGGTCTGGAGATTTTGGTGGCGTATCAACAGGTCAGGGAGTTTATTTGGCATCTGATTACCTGCTTCCTACTGGAGTTAACAATACAACCCTGTATTACCTTCGCGTAATCAACTCAAATACGGCGCAACTATACGACACGCTGGCTCATGCAAATGGATCTCCTGCAACTACAGGAATCATTGGGGTTACAGCACTAGGAGTCGGCCAGTCTTATTACGCAGTCAGGATTGCTTCGTATGCCAAGGCGTATAACAATCTTGTTGTACCTGAATCCATCGAATACTTGAGCAATGGCGAACTTGTCCAGTTCTCTTCTACTGGATCTCTTCCATATCCGCTTGTTGCAGGAACCAACTACAAGATCGCGCTGTCTGGAAACAATGTCTCCCTGACCGACACATCCAACAACCCGATTGTATTTGCCAATGCAGGCGTTCCTACGCTGCCTGTCGGCCAGATGAGCATGAACATTGTGCGTACATTTACGCCTGTTGCCTCAACTAGCCTTGATGCTGTCGGATCGCTGTTTGAAATTGGCGATCAGGTATCAGTTCGCCCTGTTGCCGGAGATGTCCTTCCTACTGGACTTGTTGCAAGCACAATGACCGCTCCGCAGTATTACTACGCACGGCCTGTAGATGACATGAGCTTTGAGTTGTACGATACCTATGCTCATGCCGTTAATACCTCATCGAAGACTGGCAGGATCACCTACTACGACATGGGCAATAGCGTCAGCAGCACATTCTTTGTTGATTCTATCCTTCCTCCTACGCTCGTTAAGAGCATTCTCCATGTCGAGAAGCCGGAGACTCTTGGATATGTCAGCCTGTACGCTCTGGATTATGGCCGCAGCAACGACATGGCGTTGATTGGTCAATATCATCCTACGGAAACCAATCCGAAATATCGCCGCATCCGCATTGGAAGGAAGTGTGCATGGGCTAGGATTATCTACCGCATGGCTCATCCTGTCATTACGAGCCAGTACGACTACATTCCTGTAGAAAACGAGCGAGCAATCATTGCCGCAGTTCATGCCTGCGACCTAGAAGACAAGGATTTCGCAGAGCAGGCGCAGCGTTATTGGTCTATTGCAATTGGCTATCTACGCAATCAGAACGAGAGCATGGATGGTCATTCCATGCAGCCACCGCAAATTAACAATATCACTTACGGAGATGACACGGATTGCGTAATGTTTTAACGCATGAATAGCGACAACATCAAATCGGGAAGACTGGTTAAAGCAACTGCCAACTGGATTCATGGCGTTAATTCAGTCCGCAGCCCTTGGTCGTTGCCTGAAGATCAGGCAAAGTTTGCACAGAACATCAACCTTCGCGGAGGCATCGCGCAGACTCGCAACGGCTTTAAGATGAAGTTGTCCCTTCCTAAAGGAAACTTCCAAGGCGGCATTATCTTTAACGCAAACAAGCAGGCCAAGGCAGCATCTACTACTACCAATCTTGCTGGCGTAACGATCACTCAAAAGCAGACGATTTATACGCCCGAAGGCACAGAGCTTGCAGCATCTGAATTGCCATACGCTGTCTTTGTTGTTGATGGCAAGGCATACTATTCGCCTTTCCCTCTTACGCAGCCTAAAACATGGAGTGATTACCAGCTTGCAAACATTGCACTAGACCCCAATGTCCCTGAAATTAACATGGTTGTGGCAACACAATCGGCGGCAATCAATACAAGCGGAGGAACGACCGTAACGCCGTCACATCGTATGATCATTTTCCAAGATGGGATCAATAATGCCCATTATTGGGATGGATCTGATAAGACTGGCGGACACATTCCCGATATGCCTGTCGGATACTGGATGGCGTATTCAGGAAACCGCTTATGGGTAGCAAATGGGAACATTATTAGTGCATCTGATCTTGCTAATCCTCTTGGTTGGACAGAGCGTGTTTCTGGTGCAGGCCGTGGAGATTTCAGCGTAGCGCGTCCCGTTACGGCAATGCACGATCACATCGGTCAGAACAACGATACCCGCCTGTATGTCTTTACAGATCAGGCAACCTATTCTTTAGCCTCTGGCATCTTGGATCGCTCACAATGGTCAACGACTGCCAACTTCCAGCAGACATTGTTCCCGAATATCGGGTGCGTTGCCGGAAAAAGTATCGCCTTCCAGAATGGACTCATGTGGTGGTACTCGCAGGGTGGCCTTGTCAGCGTCGATGTCGCTGCATCCAGCTATTTGTCGAGCCAAGTTCTTTACAAGGATGTAGAAATGGCGAAGGCCAAGCGTCTGATGGCTCCTAATTACACGGGAATCTGTGCCACATCGTTTGAGAATTACTTGCTTTATTCCATCCCATACCTTGAAACGCTTAACAGCGCGACGATGGTGTTGGATTATGCCGCCGCATCTGAATGGAATCAGGCTAGGACTCCAGCGTGGGCTGGTGTCTGGACAGGCATCCGTCCTGTAAATTGGTCAAACAACATTATTAACGGAGTTCCGAGGTGCTATGCTTTCTCGGTTGATTACACCAGCACTAGCGATGGCTCATTTAACCATCTTTGGGAGGCTTTTGTGCCTGAAAGGTACGATACCTATCTTGAAGTCAATCAGGACGGCACGACCAACGAGCGAGTAAACCGCATTTATTGCCAATTTGAGACGGCATTGCTTGGTGATGAGATGGGGCTGAAGCAATTGGCTTACGGAGAGCTTGATTGCACGCAGATCGCGGGGACGGTCGATGTGAAGGTATCCTATCGCGGTAGCAAAGGCGTATATCAGCCGATCCTAAACAGCAGATTGCTTGCAGTTAACGAGCCATACCAGTACGAGACAAGCCAGCAAGCTGATGCAATTGCCAATCTTGGTATCTTGCAGACGCAATACCGCCGATTGATCACCGAAAATGTCCAGCGCACTACGGCTGACACATCATGCGAGTCAAAATACACGCTGGATGTGGACAAGGCATTCAGCTTCCTAGTCGAATGGTGCGGATCTATGGGCGTTGATGCCATCAGGATGTATCAAGACCCGTGGATTGAGAAATCCGTAGGCCGGACAAACGCTAACGAGACAAAGTATTGCGTTGTTGGTGAGGATGGATCGTCAATCTCTATTGACTTGGCTCCTGCACCGCAAGAAGAGGCAGGGAACGCGCTTAATTCATGGTCTAGTACGCAGACTAGGACGATCAAACTGAAGTGTGCTAATTCCAATACCTATGTTTCCGCTACGGCAACGGCATCTTTCATCAGCTATGTCTCGCTGGACGATGCAAATACGCAGGCGGCAGCACTAGCAACGCAGAAGGCGACTACTGCGGCAACCGAATACACCAAGACCTGCTGATATGCCTACGATTCAACAAGCCAGCGTCCCTGTAACAGAGTTTCCCAACCTGTATATGTCCCCGTTTGGTAATGACGGGGTAATTCCGCTTTATTCCAGTATTCCGATCAATACTCCTAGCGATCCTGACTGCCTGCCTTGCATGGTTTGTGGAAATTCTGTTGTCAGGAGGCAGGTTATTTCCCAGCAGTCGCAAAATCTCCAATCTACGCTTGCAAATGGTGTTCAGGTAGCTGTAGGAACATAATTCATGCGAGAAAAGATATCATATAGATACATAGCACCAAATACGCAGGAATTTCGGCAGATGCAGACATTTGCCGAGTCATTTGACCACAAGATTGTAGATAATCCGAATATAACGCTTCATGCATTGTGCAGGGGTGACACAATCTTTGGGTATTCCGATTGCGTGTACCTGCCCGTCACATATCCGGCGTTTCATCCAGCAATTACACGGCCTAGAGATGTTGTGCAGGTGATGAGCGACTGGGTTGCTCACACGCAACTAGCAGGCAAGAACGGATATATCGGAGTTCCGCTGGATAATCGCGCTGGTGCTGGTAATTTCCCAGAAGAGACAATGAATAAATTAGGTCTTGTCAGAACTAACAGAGAATTATACATTCCTGCTTAATTATGGGCGGATCACCTTCTATTCCTAAACCTGACAATACTGTTGATATTGCAATGCTTGGCTTGCAACAGCAAGCTGGTCAGCAGGCACTTGCTAGGCAGAATGCTTTGGACATTGCGCGTTCCTCACAGCCGCTTGAGACGCAGTATGTTGACATCTACGGGCCGCAGGGTGCGCTGAATCAGATGGGGCAAGTTGCCGCAGTAAATGCATTCAAGAGTAAAGAGCTTGAGAAGCTGACCAATCCTTATGCAGCCGCTGCCCGTGAAGAGCTTCAAAAGCAACAGACGGCTCCCATGAACCCCAACTACTGGCAGAATACCATGCAGCAATGGGGCAAGGGAGTTGGCTTCTAATATGGACGGCTATACTGCAAATCAACAAAACCCGTTCTCTTGGCAGAACGAGCTTCAGCAATGGACGAAGACTGGAGGACTCCAGAACTATCTCCAGACTGGATTGCAGGACAGCACGATTGGAAAGTCCGGCTTTTTTGATCAGGCTACCCAGCAGGCGCAGGCACTACGGGCGCAGAATCTCGCACAAGTGGCGCAGGCTATCGGCAATGCCCCGACCGCAGGAATTGATCCTGCACAGGCTGTTGCCGCACAGCAGGCACAGCAGGCGCGTGATCTTCAACAGCGTCAGGCTGCAAGACAAGGAGGATGGCAGACAGCACAGGGAAATCTCCAATCTACTACTGACTGGATCAATCAAATGATGGGTTCTACTTCGCAAGCTGTTAACAAAGAGCAACAGGAGTGGCAGAACTATCAGCAAGCAATGATGCAGGCTGCGGCACAGAATCAGTCTAGCACAAATGCACTTCTAGGGGCTGGAATTGGTGCTGTTGGAACTATTGCAGGAAGCGCACTTGCTGGCCCTCTTGGTGGAGCAATTGGAGGATCTTTGGCAGGAATGGCTTCTAAAGGACTTATGCCATCAGGAGGATATTCTTCTATGGGAGCGGCTCAAACTGCTGCTCCATACGCTTCATCCTACAGCAACATTCCTTCAATGGGATATGTTCCAAGAGCGCAATACGCATAATTTCAACTAAACAAACATCTAACAAACTACTATTATGGGCGGCTCACCTTCAATTCCGGCACAAGACAACACGGCAATGCTTGCTATGATCAAGCAACAAGGCGAACAGCAAGCAGCAGCCGCAAAAGCGGCGCAAGAAGCCCAGGATCGCAGTATCTACAACACGCAGGTGCAGGCCGCTAATCAAGCCGGAGCATCTGGAACTGCACAGGCGCAACAGCAGCTTGGTCTTGCCAGCCAGTACCAGCAGGCCAAGGATGCCGCTGCCCTCGCAGCACAACAGCAGGCCGCCGCCGGAGCAGGAGCCGCAGCTACTGGCGGGGCTTACGATCTTGGAGCCGTTCAGAAGGCGCAGCTTGCCAACCTTGGAGCCGCTTCTGGCTATCTTCCAACTACGGCAGCTAATCTTGCTGGTGGCCTTGGTGCTGTTAAAAATCCTGCCGCAACGACTGCTGGAAGTCAGACTGCCGCCGCTAATAAGGGCGTTACTGCTGCTAATCAGTTCACGATGCCTTCGGCGCAGGGTCTAACCTTCGGAGGACAATAAGATGGGCGGGTCTGGTGGCGGTAGCCGTAGTAGCGGAAGCGATAACTCCGCTGTCCTTGCCCAAATGAAGGCTAATGAAGCCGCTGCTGCAAAAGCCGCGCAAGACGCGCAACTTCAAGCGCAAAAGCAATCCTATTTCAACTCTGTAAACTCTGCTCTGCAACAAGCATCAGCAGGTACGCAACAGGCGCAACAACAGATCGGACTTCAGAATCAAGCTCAACAAGCACGAGATGTTGCCGCACAGCAGTCACAGCAAGTCTCTGCACAATCAGGCGCACAGGGAGCCATCGGTGGTGGAGGATTCAACCCCGCCGCCGCATCAAAGGCCAGTATTGCAAATATAGGAGCTACTGGTGGAGCAGGTGCTATTAGCCCTGCGCAAGCTAATCCTGCCGCACAGGCCGCTACTGCCGCTCGCCAGAACAATGCAACTGGCGCAGGCGCAAACCAATTTACTCTTCCTTCATCGTCTGGTATAAAACTAGGCGGATCTTAACATTATGGCACTAGCATTTGAAACTGGCGGATATGGATTTGCACCTGCACTCGTTCCTGTTGATCAGAACGCATTGCAGGGGCTGAAGCCGCTTTCATTTGCTGCCACATCGCCTGTCCAGTTCAAACCGCTGGCCGGATGGAGCGTACCTAGCCCACAGCCAGAGTTGATCGCACAAGGCGTTGCTAGTGGCATCGGAGCGATTGCACAGGGTATTACTGCGGCATATCAGAGAAAGCAGGCGAAAGATGAGAAGAAGCGTCTAGAGGATGCTGCAAAGGCAGAAAAAGAGCGTCTTGAGGCTAGAGAAGATAGGCTATTGAGAAACCAATATCAGCATCAGCTTGAATTAGCTGGAATGAAAGCAAAAGATGTTTTGGACAACATCAGAGAGCGATCTGGATTAAAACAAGAGCCTATTGCCCCTTCTATTCGAGGCATGGTTCATCAAAAGATGTCCGAAGACATCAAGCCTGAACCAATTTCATCTGACCCTAATAATCTCATTCCCAAAGATGACTATTACAACAATCTTAAAGGAGTTGGCGATTCGTCAGAGTTGCCTCCTCCTCCAGAGCCTGACCTAGAGACACCACAAAAGCCATTTGGGTCAATTTCTATACCTGATATTGAAAACTCAACGATTCAATACAATCAGAATCCTCTCAATATCAACCCAGATCCGCGATATCTGACGACATCGTATAAAATTCCAAACACATTGACGAACATATCAAATGTTCCAATGAATCCTGCTCTAGCCAACCCTAATTTCCCTTATGCACTTCAAGCTATTGACCCAAGGCAGGTTGTCTCTGCGGCACAGCAATTCGGTCAACAAGCAACACCTGTTCAGCAACAAGCGCAGGCACTATTAGCGTCTGTGCCTCCTGTTCAGGCTCCTGTTCAGCAGCCTATTGCAACAACTCCGGCTCCGGCATCACAATCACAGCCGAATCTGCCAATTGAACAACGACCAGCGGTAATTCCAGAGTTTGAACGCCTAATAGGTGAGGAAAAATTTATGCCAGAAAAGGATGCGCAAGACCTTCGGGATTATGCTGCGGCAAAAGGAATTAACGCGCAGGTTAAACAAAGCAAAAACAATCCTCTGAATTTTTATGTTGTTTGGCCAACTATTTCCGAACAGGCTTTAGAGGTATCTCGTATGGATCGACAAAAGCAACTTGCAGATTTTGGACAAGAAAGATTGCAATTGCGTGAATTAAATACTGCGGTCAATCAGTATAATGCAGCGCAAACTGACTTTGAGCGAAATCCATTGGCAAAAGACGCAGAAGAAAAAATGCGTCCTGCTGTCCAGCGTTTTTACGGAGATTATATCCCGCTTGTTAAGACGGGAGACTTCTCTCATTCTGGCCCTGTTGCACAAAACCTAGCAGATCAATATGTCCGATTTGCTACTGGTGGTGTACCAACAATGGCTCAATATGACGCATTGACAGCAAATCGCCCTCTTTGGGAGAAAATCAAAACCCAAGCTGCCAAGGCAACTGGTATTGGAGATACTCCTATTTTGAGCAAGGAAGATTTCAAGCAAATGGCTGAAACAATGGGAAAGGCTTTGAATATCGGACACGAGCAATTAAATACGCAGATTTCTGATAATCGAGATTATGTTGGCAAGTTGAAGTCGCTCAAGGTAGATGAGCATAACATGCCTCATAAGTATCCTATTCTGAAATTTGAGGATGATGTTAAGTCAGAAATGGATCAAACGCAGAAAGAAATGGAATCTTTGTGGGATAAAAAGACAAATCAGCCAAAGGATTCTGCAAAATATGCAGAGGCATCTGCCAGACACGCTGATCTATCAAAGCAACTAGAAATGGCAAAAACAGGTATTCCTGCCAACTTTGATGACTTCCGCCATTATGGTGAAAAGATTAACGGAAGGTATTATCCGTCTGGATGGCGTGGAAAAATCATCTCCGACATAGCACCTCAATACTTCCCTCCTTATGACCACTACAACGCCGGACAATAATACTGAAGTTCAGGCGTTTCTTCCACCTGATCAGCAAATCAAAAAAAATCAGGAAGACGCATCGCGTTATATTTCTGAACAAGGATTTAATCAGTTACAGGAAAAGCCGAATCAACCCGAGTCGATACCTAGCGCAGTCGTTCGCGGAATAGCACCAACCGCAATTACCGCTGGATTAGGTGCTATTGCTGGATTGCCAGCAGGAATGCCGCTTCAAGGGGCAAAAATAGCCGCTGGTATCCCTGCCTATGGGGACATGATGGTAAATGCTCTAAATGGCGTTCTAAAGACCCACTACACGACTCCTAGCGATGCTATCACCCACCTTTTAGACAAGGCTGGAGTACCAGAGCCGCGCTCTCACGCAGAACAAATTGCGTATCAATTTTCCCGTGGAGGAGCTGAAGCTGCCGGAGCTGCTACTAGCGCAGGAATGGCCGGAGAGGCCGCCTATCTAGCTAATAGCCCTATAGCGCGAGGCGTTATGGCCGCTCTTGGCAAAAATCCACTAGAACAGACCGCCGCAGGAGCCGCTTTGCAAGGTGGAGCAGAGGCCGTTAAACAAGCTGGAGGAAATGTTCCGGCACAGATTGCTGTGCCAACTGCCGCATTGGTGGCAGCAACTAGCGGAAAGGCTTTAATCCCAACCTTATTTAGGGATGGAGCAAAAGCCCTTGAAGGGATTGTTCCTACCACAATTCAAGCCATTCGCGGAAATGAACCAGCGTCAAAAGCACTTGCACAAGCCGCCGCTCCTGCACCTCAAATCCAAGAAGCCGCAAAGGCACTTGGACTAGAGAATCTGCCAACAGAGTTCTTAACTCAAAACAAGCCATATCAGGCAATGGTGCAGACCGTTAAATCAATGCCTAGCTCGCAAATTGCGAGAGAGCAAGAATCTGCATTGCAGGATGTAGGATCTAGGGCAAAACAACTCATCGAGGATCTTGGAGGGACTACAGACCTTTCGCAGTTAAGCTCTGATGTAAAAGACAAGATGCTGAAGACTGCCGAAGATTTGAAAGGCCAATCTGAAAAACTTCACACAGAGTTAGATAAGAAAGTTCCGCCATCTACGCAGGTCTATCCAGATCAGACCCTAACTTTCCTAGAACAGCGACTCAAAGAAAGGCAAGGGAGAGTTGACCAACTAACGCCATTTGAGCGTGACCTAATGAAGGCAATCAAGATCCAGAAAAACGGGACTATGCCTAGCAGGGCAATCCTTAACGACTGGAGAAAAGAAATTGGCAGGGCAACGAATGTGCAAGGCTACTTTGGACGCGAAGATGAAGGTCTTGCAAAGAAGTATTACAGCCTCTTAAGCGAAGATGATTACAATAACCTTGAGAATCTAGGCCACAAAGACCTCGCTCAACAGGCAAGGGAAACATCTCGCACACAAAAGGAGCTAGAAGGCAACATCGAGAATCTTTTCAACAAAGAGGTGACAAAGAGCCTATCAGGTACACTTCAAGGTGGGATTACAGCATTATCAAAGGGTGACGAAGATAAGTTCGTTAATCTGATGAATGCGTTGCCTGAAGATTTGCGTCAAAAGGTAGCAATTTCTGGCGTTTCTCACGCTTTCGGGCAAGCAACGCAAAATGGGTCGCTGAATTTCAATACCTACTCCAAGTGGTACGAAGGTCTTAAAAACACCAACAAGAAAGCCTACCAGACGCTTGTTGATAACCTTCCAGAAGGAGCCGCCGACCATTTGGACAATCTCTACAAGGTTTCCAAAAACATCGACAACGCTCTAAAGAAAGAGGTTCGCACGGGGCTGATTTCTTCCTCTGCGTTTAAGGATGTTCCTGAATCTATGGCAACGAAGGTCTGGGATGCCGCAAAGACTGCTATGATCGGCGCGGGAGCCGGATCTTTGGTGAGTTCTGCCTTTGGTCAACATGGTCTTGGATATGAAATTGCTTCAGCAGTTGCAGGAGCAGGAACTAGGGCATTGCAATCAAACAAGCGTGATATGTTTGCTGATGCCGACCGATTCTTGACATCCCCAGAGTTCAGAAAGCTAGTTTCTGCAAGCCAAGCAAGCCCACAAATGTTCACGCAGACAGCGGCACAAGTAGAAAAATCATCGGCTTTCAAGAAATACGCTGATGCAGTAGGCATCCCGCTTGCTCAAAGGGCTGGTTTCTTTGCAAATATGGCTATGGATCAAGGGCAAGGGCAACAGAAGCAGCCAACAGCCCCGTAAAGCCATGCCAGAACGCATTAGGCACGCTATTTATACCAATCCTCGCACAGGTGGTATATCTAGCGGCAAAACCCATTTAGAGGCCAATCCTGACGCGCCTAAAGAGGATACAGACCGTGAATCTCCTGCTTATGGATTCGGCACTACTGCCGGACGAATTGTTGACCGCAACGAAGCATACAAAATTGCCAAACACGCAGGACAGCTAAAGACTCCGACAAGTCAAGAAGAGCGATTCCATGCAAATCGGGGTATTTTGCACAGCAAGATGTACGATTGCTCAAAA